AATAATTCTACCAATTTACCATTCTTATCATCAGTCATACGATGTGGTCTACCAACAAAATCTTGTCCGATACCATCCATCTTACCTGAACGTTGAAATTTAATAGTTCCTGATTGTGATTTAATTGCAAAGTCACCCATGCCTAAATGTACAAGCTCTGAATTTGGTAATACACCTTTACTGTAGTTTACAAAGTTACTATCTACAATAGTTTGATTTCCAACTCTTTCGTAGTGACCTACATCCTTACCTTCTTTTAGTATATCAGTAAGGTTCATTGATTCTTTTGTGAATTCTTTTGCGTTTTCTTTATCGTCTTTATCAACACCTTTAAGTGGGTATGTCTTTCCATCTACTTCAAATGAATCACTTCCAGCTGCAATTGCTTTTGCTCTTGCTGCACCGAATTCGTTACCTTCTTCAATTTCACTATCATCAGTTTCATTGATTTCGTAATACTTTCCTAATGTTTCACCGATTTCATCATAAGATGATTCTAATCGTTGTTGTAGTGTTGCAACTTCTCTTAAAGTTTTTTCAAATATTTTGAATGATTCATTCATTCTCTTTACGTGTCTACTAACAGTAATACCATCAAATGAACCTTCAGTTTCTTTAACCATATTTTTGCCAGCTACTGAGACCAACCCTCTGATTGATTCGTATACTTCAGATAACCCTTCGTTTCTATATACAGTTTCACCAAATGATTTGTATGCTTTAACTGCTTCTAAGAAAGCTTGTTTTTGTTCTGTGGTCATCTCTGAGGATTCTTCATCTTCGTTTTCTTTAACGAATGATTTAGCGTATGGGTCAGAATAAACTTTACCTAACTGTGGGTTGATAGTTTCATTCAGTAAATCTTTTAGTTTTTTCATGTGATATCCTTAAATTGAACAAACACCATCTATTTCACAGATGATATCTCTTACTAATGTATTAATTTTTTTATATGATGGTGTTTTGCCCTTACCTACTACTGATTCGTTCATTGGTCTCATAAATGCACCATGTGTTGATGGGTTGGAAACGAAGTCCCAGCATATCAAATCAAAGTCATCTTCCACAGTAACAGATTTACCATTACTTGCTTCTTTTACAGAACCCATACCTCTTGAAGAGATACCAACCGTACACCCTGCTTCTAAAAGCTCTTTGAGGATGTTACCTGCTGGTGTTTTAAGTACTTCTACTTTACCCATTACATCATCACCCTTCCAATATACGTCTCTGATGATATGTGAAGTGTTTTTTAGTTCAACTACTGATGATTCTGGATGGTCTAATTCACCAAATGCTCTATTTTCTTTAATTTCTCTACCTTTGTACTTATCCACTTCTCTTTCTAAGATTGAACGCGGGTAAACTCTACCATTTTGGTTTTCTGCTTCCGCTCTTTGTAGGACACCATTAACAATCAATCTACCATTGTTATCTTCCAATGATTCATTGATTTGAGTCTTACTCATTTTAAACGGAATAATATCTACTAATAGTCTACTCATTACTTATCCCAAACTTTTCGTTTCCTATATAAATCAAACATAATCTGTGCTACCTCATATCTAATAAGTAACCTGATATCTTCCAAATCCTTATTTGAAAGTTCTTCTTTTAATATTTTCTTTTTAGAAATCATGCTGATAGCTCTTTTAAACTTCTAGCCACTTTCAACATACGCTCTGAAATCTTAGAGAATCTTCTTTGAGTCGATTCCCAATACTGACCATTGTGGATTCCTGCTTCTGTCTTTAATTTAGTATTTTGATTAACGATTCTTTCTAATTTAAACATCATACTATTAATTTCTTTGATAGAATGATTAATTTTCTGATGTTGTTTTAGGTTTTCATCTTTCTTGTATTCCTTATAAGAAATTTCGTTAATTTTATTTTCTAACTTACGTTCTAAAGATTCTAATTTTTTTGTATTCATTTTAGTTTCCTTTGATTTCTTCATACCTAAGACTTCAATATGTTCATCATCTAACCCATCTTCATCTTTACTCTTTGAGAACGCATATGGGGTCTTAACAGGCCCTTCTCCACCATCCATGTTACCAGTAACATTAATTTCTTCTAGCTCTTCAAACTTTTCTGATATTTCTTTTAGTAAACTTTTCATTAAAATGCCTTTTTTAATTCAGAGTACAACTCATTATATCGCAATAATGATAAAATTTGAGATTCCGTGATGGTTTTTGAAGATTTTACTTTTGAAATTAATCTTACAACTTCGTTTACCTTAATTTTAGTAACTTGGTCGGTTATTTTTATTAATTTTATATTTTTTGTAAGTAAGTTACACTCTCTTATAACAAAACTCTTTAATTTTTTAGAATTATCAACTGAGTTTATATATTCTTTTAAAATACCACGCTGCTTATCAGATAAATGTGTATATTTGTTATTAAAATTCTCTACTAACATTTTCCAAGCAAGTAATCGAACCTCTTTAGGTTGCTTTGAGTACTCTTCGTTGATAGTTGTGATAATGGTATCTGTACTTTGAGATTTACCTGTTAGGTGTTCCATCAATGTAGATTTACAATCAACATATTCTTTTGGGTTTTCTGAATTTAAGTATTCAAACAGTTTATATATAGATGCGTTCTCTTTATAGTTACTAACTCTATAGTTAAAAAAGTCTTCCAATACAAAATTAGATTTAATATCTTTAATTAAGTTGTATTTTTGCTTACTTAATGTAGTTACAGTTAACTTATTTCGTTCTTTAAGAATAATATTTAAAAACTCACTAGCCTTATACTCAGAATCAAACGATTCCTTTATAGCAGATTGATATAATCTCAATTCTTTTGCTAATTGTGTATTCTTTCCAAAGTGTTCTCTGATAATAGTGGTTGCCTTTGAATCTTTGTTGTTCAAAGTATCGGTCGCAATTTGTCTAACAAGTAATTCAAATAGAATACCTGTATTTTTAAACTTACTATGCTTTAATTTCTTCATTAGTTCCTTCTATTTTTGACAAAGTAACCTATATATTTGGTTATAAATATCCTATTTATCAAAATTCAATATGTTTTTCTCATCTAATAGTCCTGATTCTTTATTATTATCATCAGATTTAAGTGATTCAGTAATTATCTTCTTAGTTTTTGTCTTATATTTCATTTTAGATAACATTGAATTGGTGACTTCTTTATTTAAAACTTCGTTTGCATTATATGAACGGCCGGGTCTATCTGCTTTTACTGAAATAGATTTATTTCCTAATGGGTCTCTACCAAATGGGTTTTCGTCCGTTCCATAGTTACCACTTTCTTTAGGTCTACCTGCTCCTTCAAATCCACCTTCAGGTGCTCCACCCTTATTTTCGCCAAATGAAGTATCACCCCCACCATCATCACCACTTTGTTGTAGTGTTGCTAAATCATGTGGAGTACCAAATGATTCACCAGATACGATTGGGTCGTTACCCTCAGTATCAAGTTGGTTATGTCTGAATCCTAATCTTATATCATCCAAAACTTTAAATTGTTCTTCTTTCCATTCCTCATCACTCATATTGAATATATTTTTATACATCCATTCTTGTGAAATCATTTTTAAATCTTTCATATCAGAAACTAAAGATACTTTTTCAGACCAAAGGTTTGCTTTTTCCTGCTCATATATAATAGATGGTGTAGTTAACTCTAATTCGAAGTTTACCAACTCAGCATCTTCATACCCTTGTGAGTATAAGTGAACAATTGCTATTTTAGTTAATTCTGAAAGTACAATCTTTTGGATTCTCTCTACAGAACGTGCAAATCTAATATCTTGCTGTGCTAATGTAGATTTACCTTCAACACCCTCTTCATATCCAATAAATGCTTTTGGAACTTTAAGAGCTGCCATCATTCTATTCTTTAGGTATTCGATATCATCTATACCACCAAATTCCATGCCGCTAAGAGAATCAATCTCAGTACCACTTTGCCCACCTCTTACAGGTAAGTAATAATCCTCTAGCATATTCTGCATATTGAATTTTAAGTTGTACTCACCAGTCGCTTCATCTACATATGGAACTTTCTTCATTTGGTCAATGATATTTGACATATACGAATCAACCTCTGCTGGTGGAATATTTCCAATATCAATTTTAAAGATTCTCTTTTCAGGTGCTCTCATAATTCTATGAATCATCATTGCATCTTCCATAAGAACTAATTGTTTCCAAGTCTTTCTAGCACCTTCTAATAAAGAACGACCATAAGGAAGGAAGTTTGTATCTGTAAGTAATCTAAAATGTGCTACTTGAAATGATTCTAAGTATTTACTTGAGTTTCGTTGAGACATAGCGGTTGTATTCTGCTCATCTACTTCAAATCGTACTGAGTATGGGTTATCTAAATCGTAACCTTCTTCTCTACGAGTTTCGTAAACTGATAATGGTTGTGCATTTACTACACCTAACTCATCATCAATATCTAAATGTAAATAGTAATCACCATATTTGTTCATACCTCTAACCCATCCCCAAAGATTGAACTCAATATTCAATACATCGTAAAATAGGTTGTGAAGTGTTTTCTTTAATTTTTCATCAGATGATTTAATTCTAATAACATCACCCATATCGTTTTTAAGGGTCGCTTCATCAGAGTATATATCTAATATAGATGAAATGATAGAATCTTTATCCATCGATTCATAATCAGTATATAATTCTAATTTGTTTGAATGGTAATTAAATCGTTCGTTGGTACTTTGCCAATTCTTTCTTGAGTTTGCCCCATGCAATCTACCATATCTATCGTAATGTGCAGAACCTTGCTTATTACCATCGCTCTGTAATCTTGATGAATCGACTACCTTTAGTTTATCCTTTCCAACACGTCGTACAACGACTTGTGTTGCGAATAATTTCTTTAATTTACCGAATAATGAATTATCTGCCATAATTATGTGTTTATATAGTACTTACAATCTATAAATATACAAAAAATATTTAATATATCCAAATTTTATTGTAATGAATTTATAATAACCAACTTATATCTTCATCACCTTTCCCAGTGTTAACTTTCCAAGCATTCTTAGCTTGAGCTGATGAGGTTTTGAATACTCCTGAGTTTTTAGATGTTAATGATAATGCTTTTCTATTTAATTCAATTCCTTGTTGTCTTAATTTTAATGCGGTATCTCTAACCCATAGTGCCGTTGAGAATGATATAGTTAAATCATCGTTATAACCTTGCTGAGCCTCTGCTCTACTACCGTTCCAAATAAATACAAACAACTCGTCTATCAACCTCTTAGAACGTATGATAGGCGTTCGGTCTCTCATATAAGTATCTAACTTAGATATAACCAATGGTCGTGTTCTACTAGTCATTGAGAATCCTGGCACCATCTGAGATTTATCTTTTAAATCAAATCCTTTATTCAAATGAATATCGTTATCTACATATCCATAATCTTTTGCTGAATAATATAAGTTTGCGTAGTTTCTATCAATTGCTTCTTGAATTACAGCCCAACCAATGTTTGCGTTTTCAATTACTAATAATGCATCATTCCATTCGGTTGCTACGTTAACTAACATTCTACCGTAATCTTTAGTATCCACCTTACCTTTGTATTCGGCTACTTGCTCTACCGATTCTATATCTATAACGTGAAATGCTGAATAATCTTTTCCATCACCCCTAGCGACATCGGC